CTTTTGACGAGTTGACCACGGGTGTTCCCGCGATGGCAGTGGGGACTGCTGTCCCTGCACGCCCACAGGAGCAGTCAGACCACTCATTGGGTTTAGGTTAATACCCTGAATACTTCCCTGTAAACCTTGAAATGACCCCGTTGCTTGCCGTGCCCTGTGTTCAGCCATAATCTGATCAATACTAGGCCTTGATAGTTCTGGCGCTCTTCTTAGTCTCACGTTGTATCCCCCCTCAGAGATAGTTACTTGTTTAGGTATCCTTCACGGATAGCGGTGAAAGCGTCTACATCTTGCTTGTAGTTAAGTTCACCTGTAAAAGATACAACCTTAGCAACGCCATCAACGTTACCTTCAAGTGGTGCCCACTTAATAGACTTACGAGGTGTGTAGTCGTTGACGATTGCTTTAGCACGACGCTTTGCTGCGGATGCGTTCTTGTACGCTTCAAATGCACCAAAGGACATGGAGTCACCGATTGACCAATGTAGCAACCATGCTCCACCGCTTGCGCTGTTTAGTACGATGCTCATGTTGCATGTTACGTCTGTCTTCTTAGCCATCTTTGTTTGCCTCCTTAAGGCGGTTTTCATAACGTTTAAATGCTGCGGTGCCTGCAATGGTTCGATCGAACTCAGTACCATCACTGGCGATTAACTTAGTGGTCGGGACTGTAGCACTAGTTGGTTGGGTTTCGTCAAATTGCTTACTGTTGACCGCTGAGAGTCCTAGGTTCTGACGAGCCCTGTTCATGTTGCGGTTAAAGGATGCAAGGAACTTCTTGTACAAAAATCCACCATCATCACCTACGCCGCGAAAGTTATCAGGGTCTGCCATGAAAAGGCGCATCAACTCTAACTCAATGACAGCGGTGGTGTGGAAGTCTCTACGGTACTTGCTTAACGCTCCTGCAAGATCTCGTACCTTAACGGTTCCTGGGAGAAGTGGGAACTTTCTTCCAACAAGGAAGGAGAACTCAGATGCGACATCCATAGGAGTCCATTCGTGCTCTGACCGCTTGCCCCTAGTCTTAGGGTCGTTCTTCGCGAACTTCGGCGCAGACTCCGCCTTTGGCTCGACAAGTCCAAAGCCTGCCAAATCGTCTCCATCATCTTCATATTTTCTCACAAGTACGAGGGGTCCTTCCTCGGAAACATTTGTGTTTCCAATATCTTTTATTTGATTATATGTTTTGTTATTAGGTACTAATGACATATCTACAGTATTACTACGTGTACTAATAGTCACCTTATCATGTGAGGTGCGGTAATTTTTTACCACGGTATCCTGGTAATTTTTTACCACCATCTCCTCATCTTGGTAATTTTTTACCACCTGATAGATGTCTTTTCCCTGGTAGCCGTTAGCACGGCGGGTGTGCTGTCGGGTTAAAAATCCTGATGCCTCTAAAGCCTTCAAAGCCGTTCTAACGGTCTTGTCACTAGATTTACCAGTCCAAGTACACATATCGGCTACAGAAGCCTGCAAACGGCCTTCAGAGCCTGATTTAAGGCATATAAGCCCAAGAAGCCTGACTGCAAAATCGCTCAGGTCAGATGTAAAGGCGCCCTCTGGGATGTTCACTCCTCGTCATCCTCGTCTATGTACTGGGTAGGGTGCCAGCCCTCGTTGTGTATGTCCTCAGCAGTTTCATGGAGAACTCTCATAACCTTGGCGGCGATGTACGTGCTCATCAGTTCGACTATGTCTCCAATAGCATCTTGGATCACCTCAAGCAACGCCTCTTCAGGCTCCTCGTCCTCGTCATCCATGATAATGAGTTCAAGTTCTCCCAAGATGTTCCACGCGTCTACTCCGTAGTCTTCAACAGAGTGCAACGCCTCATGGCACTCCAAGGAGTCATCCCACGCAATAGCGAAGATGTCGTGAGCCTCGACCTGCTTAATGACCTCTTTGGTTGGATCAGATGCACTGGTAAATGTTCCTAGTCCGTCTGTCACTTCTGGAAGTTCAAGAGCCGAAGAATAAAATGCATGGTACTTAACCTGATACTTGTTGATTACTGACATCATGCTGTCATAGAACGTCAAGTCCTCAGTCATGGCAAAGATAATAAACGGATCTGGAAACATCGTGACAAGATCACCGATAGCAGCAGACACATCCTCGTCTGTAAATGAGACTACATTGATGCGTGTGATCATGGAAGGGTCGGCATCTGAGGTAAACGGCGGCGCGGTGCTTGGGGGGTTGCTACAGGTTTATTAAGCCACTTGATGATTACTACTGCTACAAAGGTCGCAGCGGGAGTTGCAACAATGAGTTGCTTGTTCCAGTAACCAAGTGAGTAAAGGCCGCCAAAACTTAACGGAAGCGTTAAATATTTTTGACCAAGATTAGTTCCAAAGTAATCAAACGATAGAAGACCTAAGAACTCAACGACGTAAGGTACTGCTATGCCAGTTATGGCTATTGATACGAGTAGGTTGACCATGCCCGCATACTACACGGTCAGGTTGGTAAACTCCAAGGCTGAAAGGGTAGAGATTCTCCAGAAAAGGTTAGGTGGTACCCAATCCGTAAGCGTGTTGGCTACTCGTGGGATCTTGTACACGCTATTTGGATAGAGATAAGTCACAGACTCGTTCGGCGTGCCTGCCCATATCGTTCCAAAAGATGACGGCATATTTCCATCAAAGTACTCGGTAGCAGTTCGTCCCTTTTCTACCTGAATAGAATCATAGTAGATAGTTTGAGAATCAGTTACATCGATTTCAAAGTACAAGTGATCTAAGTTTGCCAAAGCAGGAGTGTCTCGTAAATCCTCAAGTAAGTAAGTCAATGAGTAGCGATTCCAAGAACCTGAACCTGTGTACGTGTTACTAGTAGAGTCAAGTATTGTTCCCGATGAATCGGCAGCAACAAGGGTAAATGTAAAAGAACCGCTGGCCTCTATGTACGCAGATGCGGTGTAGTACTGGTCAACAGCAATGCCGAAGTTAGTAGCAGACATGCTGTTAGAGCGCATTGTGTACGGAGCAGTGTTGACTACCTTAAGACTTTGGTCACTTGAGTACGCTTGGTATGTAACATTGCTGTCCAATGTAATAGTCGGTGAACCTGTAAAGGTCCAGTTAGTATGGTCAACTTCAAACGACGGATTCATAATTAAGTTTATATTCGTAGGTTCTAACACCACGTTGATTGCACGCGCCTCATCATATGCTGCTGTAGATCCAACTTGTACGCACACCTGGTCAAGGTAGAACGTTCCAGCCGCACTCCAAGACGCTGTAAGAACTGCATAAGAAGATGAAGCATCAGAAGTTCCAGTAATGCTAATTGTTTTCCAGGTGTTATTAGCAGCAACTGCAGTCGCAGTGTTGGCCGCGCTTGTGTAGTTACCGTACTGGTCAAAGAACTGAATTCCTATAGACATATTTCCAGCACTTGTAGGTGATTTAATTTCAGCAGACATTACATACTCTGTGTTTGGTTGTACGGGCACTCCATAGAGGACAGGGTTATTGGCACCAAGCGTCATTGATCCAGCAGCAGTGGCTGTAATTTTACATGTGTATTCGTTGTCGATTTGGTTAGCAACTCCTGAAACAGGGACTATATCTGTAGCGGCTGCAATCGTTGCACCTGTAGCAACCCAGTTTCCTACTGCTTTATAAAACGTAGAGTCCTGAACACTTAGCAAAAGATTTGGTGAAATAGTGATGTTAGGCGCATACCCTGTTAGTGCTTCAATGTAGGTTTGAAGACCGTTATGAGTACCTTTGTTTGTGTACATGTAGTACGCATCACGTACTAACTGCTTTTGATTTTTAATAGGAAGATTTGGCTCTTGGTTAAGTCCAAGATTGTTTGTTTGAATAGCGACAGTTGATGAAGGTACTAATTCCCATGAAGTTTGGGGCTTTAACAACTCTAAAGATGTTAGCGCTTGATCGTAGGTAAATGCAGCAGCACTAAGGAACCCGTAAAGGTCTGACGTAGTGTCTACTTCACCTACTGGGTTTTGATCTGCAGATGTAAAGACTGTAGGTAAAAGATTTAAAGTTGTAGTTGTAGTCCCGTGGTCTGAAGGGACAATATCGCTTACTTGTCCAGCATTAACCCATAGGTCATCTGATGTGTACAAAAACATAGTGTAGTAAACTTCACGACCAGAAGTTATAGGTATAGATGGCAAAGGCAAAGTTGATCCATCAATAATTGAAGTTAAAGAAACCAACCCTTGTAAGTTAGACCCATCTGAAGAGTCTTGCTCCCAAACAATAACGCCATCTTCTGCAGTTTCTGAAAAACCAGACTGATTTCTTACTAAACGAATTTTTGTAAAGGTACCTGTTGGCTGAACCCATGATACATATACCTGATTAAAATCAAGCACTGTGATACTCATAGGGGCAACAGAAAGGGAGATTAAAGCGGTTTGACCGTAAGTTGCTCCGCCGTATTGAAAGTTACCGTATTTAGCCACGAATTAATGCTCCTAGCAGCCAGCGAGAAGAAACTGACTAAAGTTATCTGCGTTAGTATTGGCAGGTGCCCATGATGCTGAGGTACCGTCAGTTGTTAGGTAGTAACCAGAATTGCCTGTTTGACTTGGCAATGCGTTGATGGTTGTCCATGAAGCAGCGTAATCATTGTCCGATGATTTTGTAAGGACTTGTCCCGTAGATCCTCCTGCAGGAACTGCTGTAAAGACATCGTAAAGTCCATATTCAATGTTTGCAATACGGTCTTTAAGGGTATCCCATGTAGTGGTTGTTGTATCGAAAGACCCGATCCAACCAGAACCTGTTGTGATGTATGTTCCAATATTTGCTTCAAGAGAATCGACTTCAAGTTGAAGAGAGTTAACATCCCCCGCATCTACAGTTGTTACAAAGTTTACTTTTGTTGTAAAAGGGGCAACACTGGATGGGTAGTAAGAGGTTGTCATAGGTGTATCTCCAATCTATAGGATCATTTTCTCGTTAAAGAGGTAGAAAAACTGGCTTAACTAGTGGTCTATGTCTGGCGTTGTTTCCAAAATATGAACACGATTTTCTAAATTTGCCAACTTGTTTGCCATAGCCAAAAGGGTTGCCATCAAATCAACCTCTTGAGTACCGTCTGGGTTATTAGTAATAATTAGATAACTTGTTATTCCAGTCAATGAGGTTGAGTTTGGTAAAGGTTTGATAAACAATTTTTTTGTTGTTGCTTGGTTTGTTCCAAAAGTACCAAACCATACAGGGTACTCAGGGTCTCCTCCAACATACTGAACCCAAACACCTTGACCAATAGAGGGGGCTGCGTAACTTGTATTTACAGGTTCCATTGGAGAAACCCAATCAGTCACTTCTTCTCCAGTAGTTTGTACGGAAACTTTTACGCGACGTTGATTCAAGGGATCGTTGTTTGATTTAACAATACCTCGATAAACACCGTGTAGTCTTTTAATACTGTCCATTACAGTGACGCAATACTTACGTTTGCTTCTTGAAAACGAAAGATTTCATTAGCAGCACCAGTCAAGGTATCTCGCTCAGCACTTGCACCGTGCCTGTATAGGTCTGTAACTTGAACAGTTGAAACGCCATTTACTTGACGAAGTACTGCTTCAATGTCTTGAGGATAAATCGTGTCTTGAAAGAACATTCCATTATATCCGTAGACTTTAAGCAGTTGGTTCATCAAGGCAGCCTGAACTTCTGCGTCTGTGTATTGAGCCAACTTGGAATACTGAATTGTAATGTTTGCATCAACGTACGTTGGAGGTTGAATTGTTACAGTAGTTCCTAGAAGTAACTTGTCACTGATAAATGAAGTAACGGCTGCTTCCATTGTTGTGAACTCAAGTGTTGGGTTTCCATTTTGAGTAGACCCTGTTCCGTCTAAACCAGGAGCAACATCGGTATCTGTAGCCAAACGGGTAGGTGCAATGTACAAAGTTACAGATGTAAACACGCTTGCTTGAGCGTTTGCTTTGCTGACGTTGTTTACAGATACAGCGAGACTTGCATAGTCCGTCAAGGTAACAGCGCGGTTGTTTGTGCGAAGTACCAATGGGGCTGCTACACGAATTTGATCTGTGCTTTCTGGATCAGAACCACCAACAGCAGCCGCTGGATTGCTAGGAGTAATGTAACTTTGCAAAGCAGTAGTTTGAGATGATGTAAGTGTAGGTACGTAGTTAATGGTGTCAATAGTTCCTGCTGGAATGTTACCGATTGATCCACCACCTACTGTGTAAACCGCTCTTACCTGCTCATGAAGGTTTGGTATTGCGCCAGATATTCCATCTCCAAAATTAACTGTGACTACATCATTTGCGTCTACAGATGTTGAGAAAACCAAATCATTAGGCCCAAAATCAAGTAGATACTGGACAGGTGTCCACTTGACGTAGGTGTCTCCATCTTGAACGTAAACACTTATTGAACCGTCCTGTACTGGGTTTTGGCCAAGTTGATATGCTTGTCCAGGTGTTCCATCTGAAGTGCCAATAAGTTCACCGTAGTTAACGTCACTGTTTACTGGGTCTACTTGAATTATAGACTCTCCATGAAGGGCAAGTACAGACGCGGTTTGCGGAGACCCAACACTTCCTGCCGAGATTACAGCGTCTGCAAGCGTTGTAAAGAAAACAGTTGTGGTTGTATCACCGATAACAACTTGGCCAGAAACTACTGTTCCCGCATAAATTGTTACTATGCTTGAAGAAGTATTTGTAAACATGATAGTACAAGATGCAGAACGGTAACTGGCGGGGATGTATCCGTAGTTAGCAGCAATGTTAAGTACACTTTGACGTTGTACAGCAGTTGCTAGGTACGATTCGTTAGCAGAACGATCAATGTAGTAGTTCATGAGGTCACCCATGTAAGCAAAAGCCTCTACCAATGCCACACCAAAATCTGCTGGATCAGAAGCAGTCCAGTTGGGGATGCGAGCCTGGACACGGGCAATAAGATCATTACGAATCGAGTAGTAGTCTCTACCTGTGTAGTCAATAGATACAGGGATCGATGATGGCGGTGTTATGCTCATAGGTTCTCCTCAAAGAGTGGTGCTGTGTTATTGATAAGGGCTGTAGCGATTACAGTAGTTACTACATCGCTATTTGGAAGGCTATAGGTAATAGTTACAGATACGGTTTCTGAGTAAGTGTCAAATGTAGTCACAGTATTTACTAGTTTTAACTTAGTTAGTTGAGACCCAAAAGCATTAGTAACTTCATTTTTGATCTCTGCTTGAGCAGTATCTTGATTATCAAACATGTAAGAAGTAATACTTGTACCAAAATTTGGACGCATGACTCTTTCGTACATAGCCGTTCCAATAACAGATAAGACTCTATCTTGCCAAATCTTTTTCTGGTCTGTGGTATCTGCAACTTTTCCAAAACTACTTAATGAAAAAGGCAAAGATATAGCCGTTTCATTAACAGTTGTTATAGTAGTAGCCATTACTTACCTACCCATCGTCTTGGTGTTACATTGAACCCTGTATTAGTTTGACTAAGCATTGCTGTTGGAGAACTTAAGGTAGAAACTGTTTTTGTACTGGTTATACCAGTTGACATCTCATACGGTATGTTTCTTACAGGTATTGTGCTGGCATTTACGGATCGGGTTGAACTTCCCTTGCTTTTACCCGTTCCATCTGTCATACATGAGAATTCGATCTGATAACGACCATCTGCGGTAATGAAGTGTTCAATCTTTTTAATAATCCAGTAACCGTCAGTTGTGTCTCCAGTGCCGTTTATTTCAACAGTCCTGTATGGAGAAAGTCGAGGATCCCCTTGACCTGCCCCTTTAGCCATAATGTTAAACCTTGACAGTTGTGCTTGAGCATCCACACGTTTTTGAGCCGCAACCACACTATCGGTTATTGTTGTGGGCATTACCTCATTAAATAGTGGGTCTTTAGTTGACGTTCTTAAGGCTTTTCCTACAGCATTAGGCGAGGAAGTAACCTTATAAGTTTTTCCTGTAACAGGGTGTACTCCTGTAACTACCTTTGTACTGCGGTTATGTTGAGCCAGATCTGTGTAGTCTCCGATCCTAGGAGTAAAAGAATCAAGGGTTTGAGCCTTTACACTGGCCCAAGGATTTGAGTAGGGGTCATTGAAAGAAAGTACAGGGATCGTAGTTGCAAACATATCAATCATGGTATCCATTTGATGGAAATGCAGTTCTGTACCAAGCATCTGTGCTACATAACCCACACGTTCCGCAAGTTCTTGGATCTTTTCCCAATACGTATGACCTATCATCGATTGTTGTGCAAACTTTGTAGCATCAGCAGTTACTACTGGTTTTAGTTTAAACTGTTTAGCAATGTCAGTAACAATGTCTGATGCAGACATGTTGGTCCAAATCTTTGTTGCGCTTTCCTTTAGGGCTAACGATGCTCCAATGACTCTTACCACTGTAGTTCTTTGCATGGTCTGTTGAGTTTTTGGTGCCACGTTGTACACGTACCCATATAGGGTGTTTGACTCTGTACCGTTATTCCATACTATTTTTACAGGCACACCTGTTTTAAATGACTTAGTATAAAAAGGGGTAAATTGCGTATACGTAATGTCCACGACATCTTGTTTACCTGCTTCTTGATATATTCTAAGGTTTAATGGTAACAAAGAAAAACTTGGAAAGTCAGGGTAGGTAACACTGAAGGAGGAACCTTGACGGTTCTGAACAGTATTATTCATAAGGAATCCTTATTAAGGTTCCTGGCTCCATATTAAACGGGTCAACAATCTCTGGATTAATGTCCAAAATCTGCCACCAATACTCAGAGTTATTTAAGAACTTGTTTCCAATAAGGTCCCAGCGATCTGTAACAACCCAAGTATACAAAAAGTAATTTACAACATAGGTAGGAAAAACGCGGTAAACGGTTACTGAGTAATTGTTTGTTCTTGCATTCTCTGCTTTAGCAAGTGTTGCGTCGGCATATCTACTATCTAAATAGATCACAGTTATCCTCCAAAGGTAGTAGCGCTAGAGTTAGAGGCAATTGCTTTTTGGTCTGCAGTTGTTGTAGGTGTGTCGTAGTACCTTGTACATTGAAGATCAACCTGTGACCAGATAGGTACCATTCGACTATTAAACATGATGTGAGTAACAGTTAGGTTAGAAATACGAACCCTATAACGTAGTCCGTCTCCCAGGTGAAGTTCTACAGCAATGTTAGATATCCAACCTCTATCGGCTGTAGTTCCATTTAACGTTGATTTAAAGTCAGCATTAAATCCCATTACTACACGGAACAAGTATTCCAAGTCATACATGGTGCCTTTTTTGTAAATCTCAGCAAGTTCTTCTGGATCTGGGTACATACCGTATGGGCTACCTACTTGACCGTTAATTACAGAGTTAGCGTTATCTACGCCTGTGATACCTGTGTTTGTAACCGTGTCTGTAGTAAAGTGACCATCTTCTGTAATGTACTTAAAATCTTCAATTCTATTTAGATAAAGAGTAAAATTAATAGTGCTGCTAATTAAACCTAAAGCCATAGGGCTTGCGGCATCAAGGCCTAAAGATTCATAGGTAGGAT